CTGGGCGCTGGACTTCAACGTCGATCCGATGAGCTCGGTAATCGTCCAAGAGAAAGACGGAGTGGTTTCGGTGATCGATGAAATAGTGTTGCCGCGCGCAAGTACGAAGGACGCCTGCGAGGAGTTCCACTCCAGGTATCCGTACCACGCGGCGGGAGTGGTGGTCTTCGGAGACGCGTCGGGCCAGGCGATGCAGACCACCGGCGTGAGCGACTACACGATGGTGAGGGATTTCCTTCAAAGGCATGATTACAAGAACGCGCAGTTCAAGGTTCCGCCGAGCAACCCCAGCGTCCGCGAACGGGTGGCGCTTATGAACACGCAACTCAAGGCGGCCGACGAGGTATCGCGACTGTTCGTGCACCCGCGGTGCCGGGAGCTGATGCAGGATTTTGAAGAGGTCACATTCAAGCCGGAGAGCTCGGTGATCGACAAGGACCGAGATTCGAAGCGCACGCACCTTTCGGACGCGCTGGGTTATCTGGTCTGGCAGGAGTGCAGGAGCCAACCACCGTTCGGGGAGCAGAGGCAACGGCTGTTGTAGAGGCCAGGGAGAAAGACACAGCCATGGACAAAGGCGCGATGGAGATTCTACGCGAACATCCAGAGTACCGGATCAGAAAAGCGATGTGGAGAATGCATCGCGACCTGTACGCGGGCGGCGAACAGTTGAAAGCCAACGCCGGAGAGTACCTGATCCGAAGAAACAAGGAACCCGGCGAGATCTATGGAGAGCGATTGAGCCGCGTATTCTACGAGAACTACGCCGGGTCGATCATCGACTGGTACGCCGCCACGCTTTTTCGCCGGGAGCCGGTGCTGACCTTCGAGGGGAAGAACGAAGCGGCCAGAAGGTTCTTCAGCAGCCTCATCGGGGATTGCGACCTGAGAGGAACGCACTTCGCCGAGTTCTTCCGAAGCCGTTTCATCGAGGCGCTGGTTTTCGGCCAGAGCCACATCCTGATCGACTTTCCCAGGGCTGTACGAGCCGTGGGCACCAGAGCGGAGGAGGACGCCGCGGGTGTTTCACGGGCGTATCTGCTGCACTATACGCCGGATGAATTGATCAACTGGAGTTACGACGAGCACGGGAACTATGACTGGGTGGTGCTGCGGACCGGCGGCTTGAGGAAGCAGAGCCCGGAGGAGCCAGCCTGGATGTACGAGACGCGATGGGCTTACTACGACAAGGAAACCTACCGGGTCTACAGCGAACGCCGACCGGCGCCGGCGTTTTCCGCATGGTCCTGGGTTGACGATGCGGGAAAACAGGCGGAGTTGATCGACGACGGCGTGCACGGTCTGGCTAAGTTGCAGCGGGTGCCGCTGGTGGAACTGGTGGTGCCTGAAGGTCTCTGGCTGATGAACAAAGCGGCGCTTCTGCAACTGGAGCACTTCAACAAATCGAACGCGCTTTCGTGGGCCCTGACGATGGGGCTGTTTTCGATGCCGGTGATTTACTCAGAGCGTAACTGGAACCAGTTACTCGGCGAGTCGTATTACCTACAGCTAGGGAAGGACGACAAGTTCGGCTGGACCGAGCCACAGGGCCACGTCTTTCAAATCGCCGCGGACAATCTGGCGCGGTTGCAGCAGGAAATCTACCGAGTTTGTTACACATCACAGGCTGGCGGGGACCTCGGCGGGGCCAGCGCGCAGTCGGGTCTCAGCAAGCAACGGGACTTCGCCATCACCCAGGAAGTGTTGCGAGCTTATGGCGATGCGGTGAAAGAAACGATGAGGCGCGTGCTGGCCGCTGTAGACGCGGCGCGCAAGGACGAGCTATTCATCGATGTTTCGGGGATGGACGAGTTTGACATTGGCGACTTCAGCGCAGAACTCACCGACGCGCGGGAGTTGCTGGCATTGGGGATCAATTCGCCAACGCTGAAGAAGCAGGTCTTCAAGCGGCTGGCGTTGAAGTACCTCTGCGACAGCCGCCAGGACATCAAGGACCAGATCGCACGAGAGATCGAAGAAGGGCAGGGCGGGAACCTGCCTCACACCTGAGGAACCAGCGCAAAGCGAGGCCGTGACGGCGGGCGATTTCCAGGTTGGAGGCCCGCTGCCGGGGCCCCGTTGCGCGCTTAAGGAGAACGCATGAACGAGGCAGAACCGAAAGAAGAGGGCGCGGTGCGGGAGCCAAAGGACGACCTGCGCGGCATCATCCGGGGCGCAATCGAGGAGTTTATACGAGCCGAACAAACACGCACGGAGCCGGCATACAAAACCGAGCTGATCGAGGAGCGCAAGCGGCGCGAGCAACTGGAAAAGCGAGTCAACGAATTGGCAACCGAGAACGAACGGAGCCGCGCGGCGGCGGATCGAGCGGAAAGGGACTCGGTTTTGCGCGCGGAGTTGCAGCGGCTCGGCGTGAGCAAGGTGGACCTGGCCTTCCGCGCTGTGAAGGACGACGTCCAACGGACAGCCGATGGCCGCATTGTGGCACGAAGCGGCGACGGAGAGGTGGCGCTTCGCGATTACCTTTCGCAGTTCGTGAACGAGAATCCGGAACTGTTGCCGGCGCGGATGGCCGGCGGATCCGGAATGGAGACGATGCCGCGCCTGACGGCAACGAGCGGCGGCGCAATCGATCTGGAACGAATCCGTCCGGGGATGAACCCGGAGGAGTTAGAGCGGGCACGGCAGGAAGTAGCGCGTCTCGCTTCACAGACCCTCAAGGGGTTGTAGAGTCTGCTAAGAAACGTTTGCCGACCGCTCCCTTCGCGGAGGCGCGCGCAAGTAAACGGCAAGCAAAACGCGCTTTTCAGCAAGCTCATAAACGGACTCAGCCGAGTCCCATGAGGAAAGAGAGAGGAAAGAATGTCAGGAACTATTACAGCAATTACGTCCGCTAACGTTGCGAGCGCAATTGTGAAGCTGGTAGCGGTGGACGCGCTACCCGCATTGATGGGGAACCTGGTGATGGGCAATCTGGTCAATCGGGACTACGAGCCGGCCCTGGCTCAGTCCGGCGACACAATCAACGTTCCGATTCCAACATCACTGGTGGCCAACAACCTTGCCGAGGGCGGCACGGTTCAACCGCAGAACCCGAATCTGGGCAACGCGCAGATCATTCTGAACACACACGCCGAGGCCACGTTTCAGATCCCGGACGTCACAAAAGTGCTTGCGGTACCCGACCTGCTTCGTTTGTATATGCAGCCGGCGGTGATCGCGCTGGCGGAACGGATCGAGACGGATCTGCTGAACCTAGCGCCGCAATTCAGCGCGAACTCACCTGTTGGCACCGCCGGCGCGACTCTGACGGAAGACGCGGTGGACGCAGCGGAGTCCGCGTTGTTTCTGGCAAAGGTGCCAGCCAGCGCGACGAAGTATCTGGTGGTGAGTTCGACCGCCTATTCGGCGCTGCGGCAGATCGCCCGGTTCAGCGAGTTCAATACGGCGGGCGAGGCGGGATTACGCGCGCTGATCGATGGCGCAGTCGGCAAGATGAAGGATTTCTACATTCTTCGCTCGCAATTCGTTCCGATAAGCGGCAGCAGCCCGGTGGTTACCGACAACCTGGCTTTCACCAAGGACGCAATCGGTCTGGTGGTTCGGCGACTGCCCAAGCCTCTCCCGGGGACGGGCGCCGTCGCCGAGTATGCGGAAATGGGCAACTTCGGTATTCGAGTGGTGATGAGTTACCAGCCGAATACTCTCACTCAGCAGTTCACCGTCGATGTCCTCTACGGATGCGCAGTATTGCGGAACACGTGCGCCGTGCAGGTGTATTCGTAAACGACAGGCGGCCGAGGAGGACGGTTGGCCGTCCGTAAGGGTTTACCGAAAAGCGCGTTTCGCTACCGCTTGCAGACGCGCGCGGCTCCGTAGGTTTTACTCTATAGCGAGCTGTGTTCGAGCCACAACCGTCAGGGAGTGGTCAGCAGCCGCTTTTCGACAAACCGGTAGCAGACAGGGGAGGCCGGCCGGGTCTCCCCATTCTTTTGGATCAGGAGCGCGACGTTGGATTTACGAATGTTTTTTCAAAAGGTCCGGCAACTGGAGGAAGAGATTGCGGGCCTCCACGCGGTGGTGGTCAGCAGCGAGACGCCCGACGGAGGCCGACCGGGACAAACGAGCGAGGTCGCGACAGCCGTGGCGGCGCGGATGATCGTGGAAGGCAAGGCCAGACTGGCCACGCCGGAGGAGCGCACGCAGTATCAAGCGTCAGTGGCGCGCGGGATTGAGGCAGCGAAGCGACGGGAGCTCATGGGGAAGGCGCAGGTTCGTCTTCTTTCCGACGCCGACATCGAGACGCTCCGGAGCGCACTGCGACCGGCGAAGGGCTCCTGAGGTTGAAGGATGGCACTATTCAACGACGGCCCCATCAACCGCATTGAGGAACTCGCGCTGTACGACAGTTCCCTGCTGGAGACATCCACGATCGAGGGCATCGACGTGGGGGCGAAAATCGCGAACGCGCAGGACACGATCAGAACGGAGATCCTGACGTTTCTGTTGGACAACAACTTCGCCGACCCGGTTTTCGGCGACGCGCCAAGCTGCCGCAGGAGGACGCTGGGCGTGGCGGATGTCGTGGTCACCGCGGAATTGAAGCGATGGCACGCGTTTCAGTCACTACGCGAGGTGTATCAGGATGCATACGGCCATCAATCAAATGACCGATACCAGTGGAAGTGGCAGGAATACGGGACTCTTGTTCGGACGGCGAAGGCCAGGTGCATGGACGTCGGAATCGGGCTGGCGGCG